GCAGGCGCATTCCGGGCGTTGAAATCAAACTGGGTGATCGAGTGGTGAACTTTCCTAACGGCGGTTTTGTGGCTGTTAGATCGGCTGACAATCCCGACTCATTGCGCGGTGAAGGGCTTGACTTCGTGGTAATGGACGAGTGCGCGTTTATGCAACGAGAGGCGTGGACGGAGGCTATCAGACCGGCGCTATCAGACAGGTTAGGCAAGGCATTATTTATCAGTACACCGAAGGGGCGCAACTGGTTTTGGGAAAACTATCAACGCGGCATCAATGGCGAAGAGGGCTGGCAAGCGTGGACGTTCCCGACCAGTTCCAACCCTTACATTGAAGCGAGCGAGATCGAAGCGGCTAAGCGAGACTTGCCGGAACTTATCTTCAGGCAGGAGTATTTGGCAGAGTTTGTGGACGACTCCGGCGGTGTGTTCAGGCGGGTCCAAGAGGCGGCAATACTCGAAGCGCAAGAGCCGCAACCAGGCAGGCAGTACGTGGCCGGCGTTGATGTGGCTTCGAGCATAGATTTTACGGTTGTGAGCGTGCTGGATGTTGAGAGCAAAGAAATGGTCTATATGGATCGCTTCAACCGGGTGGATTATCCGGTGCTGATAGACAGGCTTGAGAGCGTGTACAAGCGTTACGGGCTAACTTCGATGGTCGTGGAATCCAACTCGATAGGCAGACCGGTGATTGACGAACTGGTGACGCGTGGCTTGAATATCGTGCCGTTTACCACGACTTCGGCAACGAAGCAAGCAATTATACAGAATTTACAGGCAGCCTTCGAAAATGGGCAGATTTTAGTCTTAGACGAGCCTGTGCTGATTGGTGAGCTGCTGAGTTTTGAGGCTAAGCGCAACCAGTCGGGCGGATTCAGTTACTCTGCTCCGGCTGGGATGCACGATGACTGTGTTATGAGTTTGGCGTTCGCATGGAACGCTGTAAGTGATAGAGGAATCATATTGTGGATGGATTAAGGGAGGTCAAGTTGACTGATAGTGTGAAGGCAATAACGAGTGTACCCGGCTGGGTAGACCTCCTGACATCGGACGGCGTGCCTGATTCCGTTGCTACGCTGTACAAGTACGTTCCGCTGTTATTCCGGGCGGTGCAATTGCGATGCGATGCTATCTCAAGCGTGCCAGTTGCGATTATGAAGGGTAAAGAAAACGAAGTGGACTGGCCTTATCCGACCAAGTTAGGCAACCTGATATGGCAATGGGAAGCGTCTAACCTTCTGGCAGGCGCGGCTTACGGCGAGATTGTCACGAATAAGTCAGGCTTCCGCAAAGACATCAAATATCGCAATCCGTTCGACATGGATGTCAAATACGATCGAGGCGTTTACCAGTTCAAGCAGAACTCAAGCGGGGCGGTCTGGTACAACGAGCCCGAAGCGGGCCAGTATCAGATGCTTTACATCAAAGAGTTTGATCCGACTCAAGATACGGGTCCGGGCATCGGTGCTGGCAAGGCATCGAACATTGACGCGAAGTTGTTGTACGCGATAAGCAAGTTCCCGGAAATGTACTTTGAGGGCGGGGCAATGCCGGTCACTCTGCTGGGCATTGACTCCAATGACCGCAATGAGATCGAGCGCATTCAAAGCTGGTTTAGGCGTTCGGCTACGGCGATCAAAAACGCCTTCCGGGTGCTGGGCGTAAGAGCTGGCTCTATCACGCCGGTCACGTTGACTCCGCCGCTAAAAGACTTATCGTTCCCTGAAATAAGCGAAATGGCGAAAGATAATATCGCAATGGCGTTTGGTATCAAGCAGACTTTATTGGATTCAGAAGCGGCTAACTATGCGACCGCGCAAGAGGACAGGCTCTCATTTTACGAAGACACGATCAAACCGCGAGCGCGATTATTTGAAGACGCATTGAATGAGCAATTATTAGCGCGTGACGGTTTGCGGTTGGAGTTCCGCTTCAACGAGCTGGATATCTTCCAAGAAGATGAGAACAAGCGGGCTGACTTATTGAGCAAGCTCACAATGGCAGGCTTGCCTATTGAAGTCGCTCTTGAGTTGGCTGGCTATAAGCTGACAGACGAACAAGCTGCTATGCTCGAATCGCATCAAGAGCAACTGGATGACCGTATTGACGAAACGCCCGTTGACGAGCGTACAACTGAATTGCGCAAGTGGCAGAAGTTTGCAGAAAAGCGTGTCAAGGAAGGCAAGGAATTGCGTGAGTTTGAATCGAGCGTGATTGAACCTTCGTTGCACGGCGCAATTAGTGGAGCGTTGGAAAGCGCAAAGACTACTGAAGAAGTCAAGCGCATATTTGATTCAGTTATTGAGTGGCGAGGGTATCCGTAGTGGACGTTCTGAACCGAGACGAACTGGAGCGCAAGTTAGCGCGGGTGTTGAGCAAGGGCTTACGGGCAGAAATGAGTAAGCTGCTTGACTTGCTGGGTGACCCGCCCGACTTGAGCCGCGTTCCTTACGAGTACTGGCAGAACGGCTGGAAGAATATCCAGAGAAACGTTGAGCCTATTCTGGTTGACACGTTTATTTCACAGGCTGAATCGCTTATGAACTCGGTTGGAATTGGCTCTGATTGGGCGCAATTCAACATAATAGCGGCTGATTGGGGGCGCGCTTACAGTTACAACCTTGTGACTGGTATGGAAGGCACAACCAGGAGCGCGCTTGAGAAACTATTGCAGAAGAACGTACCAGGCTATTTTGAAGAAGGCTTGACCTCGAAAGAGTTGGCCGTAAGGTTAGAACCGCAATTTGGGGCAGTTAGATCAGAGATGATAGCTGTGACCGAGACGACACGGGCAGCGGTTGAAGGCGAACGCGCTTATGTACAAGAGTTAGTCAAAGAGACTGGTAAAGAGATGATTCCTATCTGGCTAACCGCAAACGATGACAGGGTTTGTGTTATTTGTGGCCCAAAGAATGGGAAGCCTATCACAGACGGGCAATTTCCACCAGCGCATCCGAGATGCCGGTGTGGGGTCGCTTGGGAGTGGCCTAAGGACATGGCGTAATGAATATCGAAGTTGAAGGCGCAGAACAATTGATCGCCAAGCTGACTACGGTTCAGCAGTTCAATAAGGTGAAGGCGGCGATAAGCCAGGAAAGCGTAATGCTTATCGGCAAGCTGAAGCATTATCCGCGCAAGACTTACACGCCTAACCCGCTCATCAAGAGCAATCCGAAAGTCAGGCGGGCGTTCTTTGCCAAAATGAAGGCAGGCGAAATAAGCGTGCCTTACAGACGGAGCGGTGACTTGCGCAAGCATTGGACAGCGACATCGAGTTTAGGCGGGTGGACGGCAACTATTGGTAACAATCTCGGATATGCACCGCTGGTACAAGGATGGGAAGATCAAGTCAAGCGTCACCAATGGAGCGGTTGGCTTACTGATAAGGGCGCAATGAATGTATACGGACCAAAGATAAAACAGCGCATTATGAAAGCAATTGAAGAGGAGTTGAGAAATGTCTAAGGAAACACAGGCGGCTAAGGAATTGCAAGTCAAGATACAAGTGCCGAACACAATCATCGAGCGGGCAGAGACAGCCGAGAAACGCTTGAAGGCTGAAGCCGACTTCACGCCGACTAACTGGCGCGTGCTGGGCTTGCCTTACGGTGGACCGGTGAAAGGGCGTGACTTGGATGGCGAGGCATTTTCAGCTGACACAAATATTTGGCTGAAGGTGGGTGACTTTGTCAACCTGACTTACTATCACGGCTTTGAGCCAGACGAGCCGGGCAAGATGCAAGCGCAACCGGCGTTGATCGGCAGGGCTGAATACACCGGCGCTGACGAACGCGGGCATTGGTTTGAGCCGGCGCTTGACTTGGAAGAGCCGCTTGCCAAACGACTGGTAGACGCGGGCGTTGAAAAGTTACGAGCGTCTTCCGGCGCGGTGAATCACCTGGTTAGAAAAGCGGACGGCGGGTTGATTACAACTTGGCCTGTTGGCGAACTGGCATTATTTGACACAAACGAATGGCGAAAACCGGCAAATGACTTTGCCGTTATCGAAGCGAAAGCCGAGCTTATCACAGAGGCAATCCCGGAGGCTGAAGAATCAGCGGTGGATGCGGTTGAGGAGCTGGTTGAATCGCAAGAAACAATCAAAACCGATCAACCTATTTTGGAGGAAGAAATGGACGAAGAGAAAATCGTCGAAGAAGTGAAGGCTGTAGAACAGCCAAC